TTAAACTTTGTAACAACAAATATATCTTCACAAGTCAACTCATATACTTCTTTTCCTTCTTGTATTCCTTTATAGAGTATTACCATTTCCACCTCTCCGATCTAAACGCTCCACGTTTAGTATAATTCATTTTACACAAAGAAGCGGCAGAATCGGGGGCGTCGTCTGGTTCTTGTCCTTCTCTCCAATCTAATATCTGATTCATATACTCACCTTCTGTTGTATCTGCCCAAACGATATCATTCCACATTTCATACAGGTAAGTACTAATCTTCACAGACTTCTTCATACTCTCGTTGTAGGATTTTACTTTATATCCATCTGCTTTAAGAACATCAGCAGTAAATCCCTTATCAGGATTCTCTTCATTATAGATAACAGAGCAACCATATCTATGCATAAGATTAGCAACTTCTCCGCTACTAATCCATGTCTTAACATTCCCTGGATAGGTAAAACCAGTGGCTTGCACCTTTCCATCATGTCTACGTGCCATAAAGGTTAAAGCACAATAATGATCACCATCATAAGCAGCGTCAAGGTGTGCTCGTGGAGATTCGATACCTGTTCTCTTCCATTCACCCCAAGTAGGATTCTTAAACAAAGCATCATCACTTGCTACATGTACTAACTCATAGTTCGCCGCCCAAAGACTCGGAGTTGTCTTTCTCCTCTTATTAGCTATATCCTCCTCAGATAAAAGCCCACAATCGAATACATTAAATTTAAGAGGTCTTGGACAAAGAGTCCATGCATCTTTCTTATGCCAAGGAGTTCCTATATAACGAACAGGTTTTCCAGGGTCAATAATGTTGGTGGAAATTTCTCGAAGGATTTCCTTTGTATTCTCACGCTTTGCATTAGATATACGATCTTCAAGAGTAACAAAGTCATCTAATATAACAAAGTCACCATGCTTTCCTGTCAGTCCTGCATCTAAGCCAAGAGGAGTAAGGCTTCCTTCGGGGGTAACAGACTTCTTAAAACTAAAAGCTATAGATTCTTTTCTTTTAGTGAAGTTTCGTCCTTGAAATGGTTTAGTACCATGAACAAATAGAAATAGGTCTTCTATCTCAGGAAGTTGCATCATAGATACAACTGTTTGAACTACGTTCATAGCATCAGTGAAGTTTTTTCTAATAACAAGGATACGATCATCGGGATGTAGTAGTAACCAATAAATAATACCTATTTCTACGATAGCAGTCGTATTATGGACAACAAGAAAGTTATCCATCAAAAACATACCATCACCCTCTACTTCTATACCAACAAAAACACCATCTCCTATAGGTGTAATTGTTTGTGAAAATGATAGGTGACAAATTTTTACTTTTTTGGCTTTTGCCTGTTTTCTTTTTATTCGTGTAGGAATTTCATCTATATTTCCATTTATATATACTTGCCATGCTATTGATTCCTTTTTTTCACCCTTGTAAAAACAAAAAGTATTAAAAGGCTTTGCTTTTGCATTAAATCCTAATGACCTGGATAACCATTCTACTTGTTTTGCTATGTCTTCATGTTTTGTACAAAACGTAAAATGTCCTATTCCATAATAACCGTCAGTATCAAGTAACCCTGCAAGAAGTTGTAATCTATTTTCTCTGCTATTAAAAATATAATCATCTGGTATATGTTTATTTTTAATAAGATTATATTGTCTAAATAATCCTTTTAGTTCTTTAGAAGGATATGTATAAGATGTGCATTTTGCTCCATCTTTCTTATGTATATGCTCAATAGTACCAAAAGACAAACACCATTCTCTAAATTCTTTTAATACCTCCTCTTCGTTATCTGCACACGTTATTCCAACCCTATCACTATATCCATCCCCAATCCACGCTCCTAATATATACGGTGGTATTACAACCTCTCTTTCTGGAATAGTATCTAATCCTACTTTAAAATGTTTAAAAAAGGTTTCTTTTGAATTCTTACCATTTGTTCGATTTGCAATACTTTTTAAATATTCCTCTATTGGAATGTTAATAATCAAAGGGTCTTTATCATATCTATACTTATCTACACAATGAAATTTATTGTGTTTAATAGGTCTTTGTCTCATAGTTAATATATGATTATTATTACAATCATAGTATTCCCCATTTTTATTGAGTGTCACCCTATACATAGGACTATTTCCTGAATGTTTATTTAATACCTTTCGTGGTGTCCCATCCCATCCCATAACAAAATCACCTATTTCAATATCTCCAAGCCTTCTACTACTACAATCACTCATCATAATCATAGTATCAGGAGATTGACATTTAAACGAACCTCTATGTGCTTGTAACGCCCTCTCTAAGTGAGTCGTCCATATATACTTTATCCAATCAGAATGAAGTTCAGTTAGTTTATCCTTGCCTACAATGTGGCCCAATAGATGAGGGTGTGCTATTAACTTTTCTACGTCTTCCCATGTATAAGTGTCTATTGCCATTACTTGCCTTTTTTCTTCTTGCTTTTCTTCTTGCTTTTCTTCTTATCTTTTTTAAGTTCTTTACTTAACTCTTCGGCAGACGTAAAATGCTCTTCTCCATATTTACTTTCAGCCCATTCATCAAACCATACAGGCAGAAGGTAGTCATACAGAACAGCTTCATTGTACGAGTTTATTCCCTGAGCAAAAGCAAGAGTCTCATCTAAAGAAAAACCAAAACTTTCCAGCTTATCAAACAAATTTCTAAAGTTCTGTTTTACATTATCAAACGTAGCCTTAAAGTTTGCATCTTCTAATATCTCGTTAATCATGTCTTCACTATTCCTCATCATCATCCTGTTCCTCCTCTGGTGTCTCAGCATCACGCATCATAACGGTACGCATACGCTCCGTTACCTTTACTTCTTTTTTGCCACCATCATTTATGCTGGCAAATATCTTTTTAAGTTTATCATCTTTTCCAGGAAGCACTTTTTTATCATCTGAGAAGTATTCTTTTTTAAGAGAAAGTAACATATTCCATGCTTGACGACGATCAGATAGTTTTAGTTCTCGTACCTTCCTCTGAGCATCTTTGCCATAAAACTTATCAATCATACCTTCAATAGCATATAGTTTGTCTTCTGGTATTTCACTAAGAGGCTTTACTGAACCATCTTCATTATAGAAGTCTTGAGGCTTCCATGTAGCCATGCCCCGTAAGACACCAAGAGCTTCAAATTGAAGAGTCTTAATATAGGGGCCAAGAGACACATCTATAAAACGATTGATAGCTTCTGCTACTTGAGGACGAGAAGCAAGTTTACGACCTTCAAGCATATGCTCTGTCACGCTTGCTCCAACAAACCCTGCTACCTCGTGTGCTTTCCCATAATCAAATCCACGAGTGCATACTTCACGAACAAAACGAAGTTCACCGATAGTAAGCCCAAGATCATCAACCTGAATTCCTGTGTGTTTCTCAATAGAGTTTATTGTCTTTTGTTTTACTTCATCCATTTTGCACCATCCCTAACAAGAGTATATAAAACTCTGCTTTGTTAGGCAACCCCCCTCTACTTTCTAAAAGCCCTCATTATCTCTTCTGTATCCCAAAAGTTCAGATTACTCCATAGAGGAGAAGTCTTATAATCACAGATATCATATGTGAAGCCATTCTTCTTATAGGAACATCCATTAGGAACATCATGATGCCTTACCCATTTATTAGAAGTACGCTTAAAAAAGGAAGCACACTTATTGTGACGTTGCTGATCTGAGAGTAGAGGAAAATGTCGGAAACTCTTGCTCATATGGTACTCCATCTATTGTTAGTATAGCATGCGTAAAAGTCAAAGTATTAGTTACAAGATTCCAATGATCTATAAGTTCGATGGGGTCAGAGAAGTCAAACTCCATCTGTTGCTTCTTCCTTCGTGGTGTAACTTCTGTTCCTATTAGATCATCCATGATTATGTGTTGAAAAGGCATATTATTCGTACCATGCACTTGAGGCAGAATAATATCGTCTTGTAGCACGAATAGCTCTTTGTATATTAAGTAATGGTATAGAAGGAGTACTCCAATCTATAGAATAAGAAGATGCCCAAGAAGACATATTGTTGGGGAATTTTTTTAAAAAAACCTCATATTCCTGCTTGGGTGGAGTATCAAAATCAAACTCTGCTTGTTGTTTCTTACACATTTACCCACTCCTTCCTGTCAGGAGTATGATACATATTCCTGACAGATATTTCAAGATGAGAACTCGTTGTGATCTTTTAAAGACTTACCATAGACTACTTTATTCCCGTCCGGTACGATTTCCCCCGATAGGGGGGTTATGTTCCCGTTCGGGATGAGGGCTTGACGGGCGTGGTATCTGCATTCCCTGCTCGTCCAGTCGTCGCGTTTTGTTATCATTGTAAGTACTTCCCTTAGCCGTGCATTCTCGGCTTCTATCTCATAGAGATTTCTCCCCTGCCTGAGTACCGTTTCCTCTGCCTCATCTGCTCTTTTTTCGACGGATTGGAGAGCTTTAGACAAAATTGCAACTTGTTCAATTGCTCCATAATCAATCACTTTTAAAACCTTGCTTCTTGTATTTTCTTCAATTTTATCAAATATATATGCAAGAAGTTTTGATGCTTTCTCAATTGTTGTTGCCTGATATAATTGTAAAAGGATTCTTGCTTTATCTACATTATTTATTTTCATATTATTCTCCTCAATTATGGAGCCTCCTATAAACATTTTCCGACACAAAACGAGACAATTATTGTGGCAAGGAAAAGACCCCCTCCAACGATATAATTACCTTGAATAATTACCGAAACTCCGTATACCCCACCCCGCCTACAACTAAACCGATAAGATATTCTATATTTAACATCCTTTCCTCCCTTCGGCGATCTTTAAAGCGGCCCGGTGAACCTTATGCTTTACTTTATCGCCAGTTGCATCGGCCATGCGGGCGGCGGCATCGGTGGCATAGGCGGCATCGGCGGCATAGGCGGCGGCATCGGCGGCATAGACGGCGGCATAGGCGGCATAGGCGGCGGCATAGGCGGCATAGGCGGCATTGGCGGCGGCAGCCGGGGAGAAGGCGGAGGCATAGACGGCATAGGCGGCATAGGCGGCGGCATAGGCGGCATAGGCGTTTTCTTCCGTCTGCTCCTTTAGCCACTTTTCAGCCGCTTCTATTGCCCTCCTCGGTCTGTCGTCTTTTGGGTGTCCCTGCTCGAAAATCGGCAAAACAAGCCTTGCTGAGTAAATCGCAAGCTTGACGGACTTATCTTTTGTCCAGTCCCAGGTCTTTACAACTCGCATATACTCACAGGTTAGTTTATCCTCCCCCTCGATAACGATGCCCCTATACTCAACTTTTGCCAGGATCTCACCCTTCACATATCTCATAGCGTCCTGTATAAATCTTGAGGCATTAAGACCTTTGCACTTTTCTGTAGGGGCAGGGACTTCTCGCCACTCGCCGATAACCCAAGGGCTCTCGTCTCTGTCCGACAAAAGCCCTGTACGCAAAAACTTATATGCCATTTTCATCCTTTCCTCCCTTCGGCGTTTGTATCAAGCCTACTTTTTACTTCCCGTATCGCTTCTCGGCACATCTCGATTGCTTCAAGTTGAGCGATTTTTAATTCTACGGCGGTGTAGACGGGGCCGGTAGTAAATACACCGTTTCCGGCAGGGCATTTATTTGTTCCTTTTGCATGGTATCCATACCGCTCGCCACAACATATACAACATTTCGCGTTTTCATCACTCATTAGATTCTCCTTTACTGAGTCGAGTCCTTGATTTATTAGCCTAACGGCGCTCGGCCAAAATGGTATCATCGGCTTTATTTCCTTCCGTATCGCATCCCCACACGCATCCACAACGGCGAGGCGGTCGCGGAGGATGATGGATGCGGCAATATCTTTGTCCCATTCCAGACACATCTTTTCCGATTGAGATACGTCTACAAAACACTCCTCGTGTATTTCCCTCGCCAACTCTTTCGCGTCTTTCATACCACACCTCCTTTATTCAAAATCAAATTCTCTATAATGCTTTAAAGTTATACACAGGTTTAATCATATCTATTACGTCCACAGTCTCAGATATGTTATCTAATATGATGTTCATGTCCTTGTATGCACCAGGAGCTTCATCTATGGTGTTCTTCGTAGCGCACGTAGTGTAAACATCCTTCATCTGTTCTTTATACTCTTCAACATTCAAGACTTCTTTTGCTTTGCTTCTGCTCATAATACGTCCTGCACCATGAGGAGCGGAGTAGTTGTACTTTGCGCTTCCCTTTCCCACGCACAAAGCAATACCATCACGCATATTGAAGGGAATGATTACATTCTCTCCTAATCTGGCAGAAGTCGCTCCTTTACGGATGATATTGTCATCACCTATAAAGTTGTGAACAGATTCGATAGTCGTAAAGAGTTTCAACCGAAGTCCTAAGAATTCGGCTATATGTGATAAGATTGTCCGTCTGTTCTCCGAAGCGAACAGTTGTGCAGTTCTCATAGCGTCTAAGTATGCCTGAGCAGGAGCGGTAGAAGTGGGAAGGAATTCGAGTCCAGAGTACTGCCCCTTTAGGTGATACAGTTCAAGTCCTTCCTTTGCCTTCTTCTGGTAGTGGTTAGCTACCTGTAAGCCAAAGTTACGGCTACCTGAGTGTATCGTAATGCACAAGCCATTGTCCTTCGAGAATCCTGCTTCAATGAAGTGGTTCCCTCCACCGAGAGAACCAACAGCCCGTAATGCCTTATCTGCGTCTATTTCAATATCCTTACACACATCCCGTACTTTACGGTTCAGATCAACAGACACCCTTCCTGAGATATCGGAGTTAATGTGAAAGCCATGAGGGATAAGCTTGTGTATATAATCATCGAGTGCTTCACAATCGAGTTTATCAGTATTAAACTTCCCCATGAGCATACCACATCCAATATCCACACCAATTATATTTGGTATCACATACTCCCCTAAAGGCATAGTAAATCCGATTACCGCACCCTTCCCTGCATGGCAGTCTGGCATGATCGCTATATAACCCTTAGCGAAGGATGGGCAGTTAAGGAATCCCTGTATCTGCTCACGAGTAGTAGAATCTATCTCGTCAATCATTATGTTAGCAGTATTGTACTTTCCCTTCATCGTTATCATTTATTTCTCTCCCTTTATTTAAGACACTCTACCATACTTTGCCCGTTCTGTCAAGTCAAATATTTCTTTTGCTTCAACCGCTTCTTTATAGGTATCGTAGACTCCTATTTGTTTATAGAGTCCTTTTATCCAGCACCGCACTTCATAGACTGTTTTTTTATTTGACTCACACAGACGATGAACACCTAACACTTTATTTATTGACATTGCACTACTCCTTTCGTGTCCTAAAAACTATAGAGAACTTGGGACATTTTATTCAAAATCAAATTCTCTCTGCTTAGGCAAAGTGGTATCAATTACATAGCTACAGATAAAAAAAGTATTTTTATCTGCATCTTCTTCTCTATAACCATAGAGAGTATAAACATCCACATTAGCGGTAATCAAATTAATAATGACATATTTACCAAAGTGTTCTTTATAGAATTCAAGATAAAGGGGTATCATAAACTCAGGAGCACATCTATTTTTTAAATTAGTAAGAAGAGCTTGTTCTGATACTATTCGTAGTCTGTCACCTATTTTGTAATTCATATGTGGAGTATAACACGGAATAGAACAGATGTCAAGAAATATTTAAAGATTCTCACAGATAGGTAAATTTTTTATTTTAAAATTTTTTAGCATAGGGGGGAGTACTTTTTTTATTTCTATAAAAAATAGGGGTGGGGGGTCTAATTTCTAAGTTCTATGGAAAGTAGTAGGTATATCGTGTATAACTCCCTCCCCAGGCATTTGACAATAAAAAAATACCTTCGCTACCCCGTACCCTGTCAATCATCAGCCTATTCTCATAGATAGATCTATTTATTAGATATTCCCTGCTATCTATACGTGCTTACTCTAGCAGATACATTTTCTATTCTATTTTTATATCAGATACATTCTATTTTATTTTATTTCATTGCATAGGGTATCATACTACTGTATATAATAGCTTTGTTATTGTGTTTTATATCAGATACATTTTCTATTCTTATTTTCCAGTAGAATTATTGTTTGATTGTGAGATAGATGGGCTTCCTATCCATTCCTTACTCTATATAACACTATGAACTATTCCACTATAAAAACTCTATAACTATCCTATCCTCTACCATGCTTACCAATAAGGCTCTCTATATTACTATACATCTATTTAGTATAATATTATTCTATTCTCATATAATACTGAAATATAGTTATACTGTTACAATATGAAACATATTCTATTTATAGATATATCAATCATTCTACTCTTTCATCATACACTATGATATATATGTATAGATAGGTAAAGAATAAAGGTATACATATCATGATTGTATAGTAATAGATATATGGTATCTCTATTCACTTATTATAGTGCATCTATATAGTATATATAGGGCTATAATATAACTACATTCTATAGGGTATCTGTAATTACTTATTATAGTGGTCTATATATGACCTAAAAAACTTTATCAACCATGCATATAGTGTATAAAATAAGAAAATAGGGAAATACTACACTACATATAGCGTAGAAGAATTCTATAGAGTGAAAATATATTTATTTTTCTTTACAGATAATAGATATCCATGCTACAATGAACTATCTTTTAAGGATAAAGAGGAGAATAAAAAGATGGAATTGACAGTTAGGGAAATCTGGATAAACAATCAAAAAATACATACTGTAGGAAGTATATCAAGGGTCAAGGCTGATAAACTCTCTCTTGATTGTATTCACAAATATCTTGCGCTGTACGGAAAATGCAAGATTGAAATAAAAAAAATATAAGAGGAAAAGGAAACATGGAAAAAACATTACCGGAAATATTGTCAAGTATACTGTGTCAACTTGAAAGGATTGACATAAAAAACAATCCTAATAAGGCAACAATGTCTTTGTATATTACAATTGAATATATAAAGTATGTACTAAACGAAAATAAATAAAAAGAGGAAGAAAATGAAAAAAGAAATGAGAATTGAAAAAAAAGAATTTGAGATTGAAAAGATGGGAATTGTGCTCAATACTGTTCTTCCTATCATCGCACTGGATAGGATAACGGAAAAACTGAATTCCAGATTCTATGCAGTATGTAACAAAGATTATTACATACCACTGAAAGAGAAAATTGCTAAAATGGAAAAAAGACATAATGAAAAAAACATTATCTGAAATTATGGCTTTGCGTATTCTTGCCGAAAACGCAAAAAATAAAAAAGACTATATCTACTATTCAAATTTAATAATTGAAAGATTAAATAAAAAAGAGGAAAAAAGAAAATGAAAAAAAACATAAAAAAGAAAAATAGGGGTTTATTATGAAAAAATCAGTATTCGATGGACACCGAATATATAATGGATGCGCCGATTCAACACTCCAGACGCGATGGGATTATGAGGAAAGCATACTCAAAAAGATACAAATTCTTTCGCCTGGATCGAAATGCTGCTATTTTCCTCTGGAGGATAAATATATTGTACACGATAAAAAGTACAATGACATAAGTAAGTACCACTATTCAAAGATCACGGCTTTAGAGGAAGCTATAGCAATTTTAGAAATAAATAAAATTCAAAAATAACACTATTTATAAGGAAAAAAGAAAATGAACTATACAAAAAATCTTAATTATTTACTACCAAATACAACAATCGGAAATGTTGATATTGTGCTGATAAAAGATTTTACCGATGATTCTATAAATATCATTATTACTCATGAATATAATGATCATATCATTGTATTAAAAAATACCGATATTATAAATTATGATTATTCAGTGGATAATAGTAATGATTTCCTTTCATCTTCCTATTATCAAAATACACTAAGACATAAATTAGGAGAAGAAATAAACATCGCAAAAAATATATATTTTGCATCATCTAATAATCTGTATTTATTAGATAAATTAAAAGATATAGAATGTGAGAACTGCGGTGACACTATTCATGGTTTTTATCATGTCTTAGATGATAAAAATATATGTATGGATTGTATAGATGAATATGAAAAGTGTAATGATTGCGGAGAATACTTCTTAACTGATGATATGATAGAAGTTGATAATAATTATATATGTCAATCATGTATAGATAATTATTTTTCGTGTGAAAGATGCAATCATTATTATCATTATGATAATGATGATTGCAACACAATAACAATAGATGACCGTGGAAATACGGAAACATGGTGTAATGAGTGTAAAGAGAATTATGCTCATAGGTGTGACAATTGCACTGATTACTTTACTGACGACGGCGGAATATATAACGACAATATATCTTTATGTTATTCATGCGCTGAAAACTATACAACCTGTGATAATTGCGGTGATTATGTCAATATGGATAGTTCTATTTATACCGACGATGAACAAACACTATGTTCAGACTGTTACCGTGAAAATATGCGATCTAATCACATTCATGATTGTGGATATAAACCAGAGCCGAATTTTTTAAAAAGTACTAACGATAACGATATAGGAACTGTTAGATTTTTTGGTACCGAAACAGAATTCGATAATGGAAATGATTTAAAATCATGCAGTGATTTTTTATATACTCTATCGAATAGAGAACACTATTTCTATCTTAAATCTGACGGCAGTCTGGATAATGGGGCTGAAATAGTGTCACATCCTATGTCATTAAACTATATACAAGAGAAATTTCGTTATATGCATATAGATATTGCTGATACTTGCAAAAAATATGGTTTTAAATCCCATGATACTATTACATGTGGACTGCATATTCATATCAATCGTATATCATTAGGTGATACTATGATGATTCAAGATGAAACTATCGCTAAACTATTATATGTTACCGAAAAATATAGAAATGAATTCATAAAGTTTTCACGTCGAAAAAATTTACGTGATAATAATGTATACTATGCTCAATTCTATAAAAATACGAATTCCATACTACACTATAATGCGGATGATATTATGAATTTACTTGATGATGCAAAAAATTCTTCCCGATATCATGTCTGGAATTTGACAAATAGATACACAATAGAATTCCGATTATTACAAGGTACGTTGAATACTGATACTCATATAGCCGGAATTCAATTTATTGATAACTTTATAGAATTATGTAAAAATACGTCAATGGAAAATATATTTACTATCACATTTAAAGATATTATCCAGTATAAGGAATATAAAGAATTGAATGAATATTGTATTAAAAAGAAATTGATTGATAGCAATGTAGATATAGAAGACGTTGACAATGATACTATTGATTCAATAGCAATGTAAAAAAGAGAATATGTATATATTCTAAACTTAAAAAATAGGAAGTGTTCATTGTGTGTATAATCGTAGCAAAAAATAAAGGTATACAAATACCATCTAAAAAAATATTGGAAAATTGTTTCAACTACAATAATGACGGCGCGGGCTTTATGTTTAACTATAATAATCAGGTTTATATGTATAAAGGATATATGCAATTTGACGCATTCTATAAAGCTATTTTAAAAGTAGAAAAGCAAATTGATATTAAAAAAACATCTATGGTTTTTCATTTTAGAATCGGTACGCACGGAAAAACAAAAAATTCAGCTTACTGTCATCCCTTCCCTATTACCGATGATGAAAATGCCTTAAAAAAGTTATCTATTAAAGGAATTCAAGGTATCGCCCATAATGGAATACTCTATAACTATACCTATGATAAAAGTCTATCGGACACTATGGTATTCATAAGAGATTTTATTACTCCATTATATAATGCTAAAATTGATATGAATAATATTCATATCAAAAAACTCATTTCTAATCAATTAGGAAGTGGAAATAAACTTGCAATATTAGATGATAAAGGAATAATAACGTTATATGGTGAATATATAGAAGATGAAAAAATCATGTATTCCAATTCATCATATAAAACATACCAGACAAAATTTGACTGTGTGTATGATGATGATTTCCCATTATGGTATAATAAAAAAATCGGACTAAAGAATAGTGATTTATACCCTATCAATAATGAAATAAAACATATAATAACTGACGATAATTCTTTAATCACTAACGATGGAACTTATAGCACAGATGATGATTTTAACCTATATAGGAATGGCCATAAAGTCGGAGTTATAGAAGATTTATTTTAAGTAATAAAAAAACTATGTATAGATGTACAATGTATCTATGCATAGTTAAATCAAAAAATAAAGGAAGTAATTATGAGATTTAAAATAGGTGATAAGGTTAGACTTAAAAAAAAATATGTCAATAACGGACATACAGGAATTCCATATAAAGCCGCTATTTTATTATATAAACAAATTCAAATAATAGAAGATATAACTATAGATTATGTAAGATTAAAAAATACTTTTTATAGTTTCGATAAATATCACTATGATGAGTGGTTAGAACATATTACTATTCAATCAGAATTCGATTTTTAAAGGAAGTACAAATATGAAAAAAACTATCGGTACTAAAAAAGAAAATTTAAAAGATGAAATGTTTACCTTACATTCTATTGAAAAATTCGGCGTATACCTTCCTACTAAAGACGATATGAATAAAGAATTCGGAGAACTATACTTTTTAAAAAGATTAGATAATAGTATGATTACATCATGCAGTAGGAAGTATTAAAAGTGAAAAAACTATGTAATCAATTATTGGATTTTTTAGAAATGTTTTTTGATAATGTATATTGCATGATCATGCTATATATATTTATGGCTATTTTATTATCACTATAAAGGAAGTATGAAATGAGTATGACAAGAAAAGATTTTTTAATCATTGCCAATAGTTTAAAAATTAATAAACCACGGGAAATTTCTAATAATAGAAGTGATTTATTTTTAGCACAAAATTATCGGGAACAGGTAGATTTATTCGATAGCATAGTTTATCGAATATCTTTTAATCTGGAAAAAAATTATACAAATTTTAATCGGGAAAAATTCGTTGACTATATAAACAAGTAAACTTTCGTTACTGTATTTCTTTTCTTACACTTTTCTGTAGTTCATACTGATATATCGGTATGAACTATCTATTTTTTATACGTTATAGGCTGAATTCCTATAACGTATAAATGATAGCACAGGAAATGCTATAGGACGTTGATAATGGGCATTGTATAGAGTTTTATTTACAATATGGTATATAATACCAGGATAAAAAAAAGATCATTTTAAGGCACGAATTTGAGCGTCATAAGGCAGCGTATAATGATGAAAATGGTATCTATAACGCATTCTATTTGAGTTTAGTATGATACCATAGGCAACGAGAAAAAAACACTTCCTATAGGCTGAATTTATCAGTAAATAGGTATTAGATACTATGATCATTGACATAGAAATTCGATGATAGAATTTCATTATGACTTGACTCTTGAAAAAATAGGGAATTTACCTATAGTGTGATTTTATGTAAATTTATACAAATTCACACCATATATGGTGTACACTATATCTGGTGTAGTTTTACAAAAAATTTCAAATTTTCACACTATATGTAGCGTACACTATCCATAGCGTGAGAAGAAATATCCTACGCTATGGGCAGCGTACACACCCAAATTTCCGATTTTCTCGCTCAGGAATACGAATCCGCACCCAAAATTTTTGGTCAGGAATTCAGCCCTGCACCCAAAATTTTTGCACTCACGAATTCGTTTCTGCACCCAAAATTTTTATCTCTCAGACTTTCATTCTCTGTTTTTGTTTTTATTCTACCAATTGATTTTCTTTAAACTTTTCTTTATACTGCTCGTGGAGAGCAAAAAACATGGAGGATACTTGTATGAAACAATTCTATGTAAACAAACTAATAAACGAAAGTGTGTTAGGGAATTCTGTAGTACTGCCAGAAGCATCATTATTTAAGAATTTTAAAATTTATTTATCAAAACGAGAAGGATACACCTGGCTTCTCAATCCTAAAAGTATGTTCTCTCACACCATTAGAGCAAAGAACAGAACCACCGGAAGAACTGAATTCTTTACTACCGAAAAGGAAGCAAAGTCAGATTTAGCAGAATATTTAATCAATGCAAGATCAGAACGATTTTGGATATATGGGCAAGATAAGACTAAGAAAACTGAAAGTGTACGACAAGAATTCAGTAGGAAAGATTTTAATAAGAAAGTTCTATAGCTGACTTTTTGCAAGACTAATAACCTTTTTTTGGAACCTAATAACCGAACCTAATAACCCCTCGGCACTAATGACCAGAAAGTAATAACCCCCACAGGTAATGACGACTGTGGGGGTTTGTTTTGTTTAGTCATGCCAAGAACGTAAACATATTCTTTCAGCAACGTGCATAGGAAGAAGGAATCCACGAGAAGTTTTCATGTCATTTTCTATTATTGAGTATCTCCCTGTTTTACACAACTCAATAAGATCACTTTTATTTATCAAATAAACATGATCATAATCTCCTGTTATCCATTGTGTTGTATTGTCTTCACGAAAGATACCACTTTTTACATAATGAGGATTTCTCGGATTAGACTTTTCCTCTAACTCAATATACAAATTTCTTGTTTCTTTTAACGGTTTTTGATATTTTACTTCTATTCCTTGTTTTGTTTCTCCTTTTAATTGATTTTTCTTTCCTATAAAAAATTCTAACTCAATGCCTAAAGCTTTTTTCATAGCTTCTTTAATAAAATTTTGATATTTAACTCCTTCCTTATACTTATTAGCATAATACTTTGTCATACCTCATTCCCCCACACTTCCCAATTATCATGTTCTTCTCGTGCAAAAAGTTCAATACGTTTAGCATCTGGATACATAATTTCAATAACAGTACGAAAATACTCAGGTTTTTTACTGTGTGTTGTGCGTTCTTCCTCATAAACAGAATCTACCAGTCTTTCAATATGAGGCATTGACCCACGAGTACAGATAAGTAGAAATTCATGTCGTACAGAGACATAATGACCAACGTTATGTTTTATTTTATCCCATACCATAGATGCTTTATATTGAAAACCCCACGCCTTAATAATAGGCAAACAATCATAAAGTAATGGTGAAGTAACCCACATAAATAAAGCGGCATTATCATCAACTATTGTTTTAATAGGAAGATCACATAGTTCCTGTATAGTCATGGATGGATAATGTGTTCCAAGTACGGTGTCTTGCCCTTCTGTAGTGTGTTGTTCTCCACTGTCATATTTCCACGGAGGGTCAGCATATATTACATTATATATTCCAAATGGAAGTATCACGGGCCCTCGAACTTCGGCCATTCTTTCTTGGTGTTTAGCTTTTTTATATACCTGACCTATGGGTAAATCTTCGTCCTTAGCTTTTGTCCATAATGCAGGAGCGTGTTTTATGACATACTCTGCTTGTGCTACTTTACCCGTACTCATATCCAAAAAGTCTGCTATCTGCTTTTGTGTATTATGAGGAGGTTCTACTGGTGTATCGGGTTTATCACTTAATGATAAAGGCGATTCCTTTTTCCACCTGATATCATTTCCTTTGGTTCCTGCTGTTGATAGTTTAGCTTTCCCTATCTCAGCCAAGTCTTCTTTGTTGCCAAGTGCAAGGGATATTTTCCAAGCATCAGATAGATTTCGTCTACTCCCTGGTTGTTTTCTTATCCAAATTCTTGCATGTGCTCTTGACTCAAAATCATGTTGTGCTGTTTTATATATGATATGGTGTTTAGTACAGATTTCAAGTCTGTTATGACCATCAACAAGAATATCTCCCCAAAGAATAAGAGCATCTCGACATCCATCTTCCAGAATGGACGCTTCCAACCCTTCGTACTCTTCGGGCTTCATTGGAGGAATAAGGTCTTTAAATTCCTGATCTATTATCATTTGCACTCTCCTTTCTTTTTTATAGCTCTTAGTTTTGCCATTACATCATCATACATTTTAATCGTGGGATTGTATATCTTCTCTCGATATCCCTCCTGATTAAAATATGGTGTAGCCTTCTCTGTATACCCCCTTTTCCACCAAACCAAAGATTCTTTTAAGAATTTAATCTCTGATAATCTAAATGATACCTTCATCAGTACTCTCCCTATAAATTTAAGATACCACAAACATACTCTATATGTAACCACTTGTCAAGAGTATTTATTTGTGTTATATTCTACACAGACAAATTATTACATGGAGGCCACTTATGATTTTTGGAAGTTACTTGAGAAAAAAGCGATTGTTAAAGAATATGACCCTGGATGAGGTCAGTACACACATTGATGCCAGTTCACGACAGTTCATGTCTAACCTTGAGTTAGGGAAGAACTATTGCAGAGATGAGCCACTTAAAAAAATTGGGCTACTGCTCGACATACCCTACAACGAAATGATTTGCAGAAAGCACCTGGACAAAATTCAGCATGATTTACCAGATATCTCAGAAGAAACTCTTGAGAATGCTCTGAAAACACTACTTCAAGGGTAAAAAAGTGCTATACTTTTTCTGTACTCGGAAAAAGGTATATAACTTATATCTTAAATATAAGTTATTATGTATTATTCCTTAATTCTCCTATTCTTTATTATGGGGTGACGGTGTTGTCGTCTGCCAGGAGACAACACCACTTGCCTTGTAACCTTTCCGCTTCGGATGTGTTTTATGTATTGACAGAAATAAAAAGATGGAGTATATTACCTGTATGAAGTATGTAGCATTGGTTTTCGGATACATTCAAGAAGTCGCTGTTCACCTTGGGTTGAGCTTGCGTGATCTGTATATTCTCCGTTGGTTCATAAATTTTATGTCCAGTGGGAAGATGCAAGCAATCTCTGACGAGGTAACCAACGAAGTGTTTTTTTGGGTAGACTACGAAAAGGTTATTTTTGATAATCCTCTTATCGGTCTGACATCCACACGCAGAGTGAAGGATGTTTTTGACTCCCTGTGTGGAGCAGAACACGAAGATCGTGCTTCTGAGTACCCCTTGAAGAAAAAACACCTATATCCGAAGACGGGTGGTTCACTTGTGTATTTTGCAATAAACCGAGAAGGTTATGATAAATTATGGTTTGGTGAAAAAAAAGAAAAAGAAACGGTAAAGTTAGACGGGATTTTTGAAGAGACAAAGAAAAGCAAAAAGAAACGTAGGAATGAATTTAAAACGTTACTGCCAGAAGTTCACAAGGTGATACATTCTGTACTCACCGCTAAAGACTCTCCATTTCGTCATAGGTTGAACGATGCAGGAGAGTCGGTGGCTTCTTTGCTCCTCCTGAAAGTGGAAGAGTACCTATGCCAGATACATGCTGGAAGATTTCTTATGCTCAATGATTTTGATTCTTCCTGGTTACAGACGAAGAACCTAAAAGCCTTAGAAGACCTTAAAGGGGATTGGGATAAGATCGAAGATGTATTTAGTACTCTTGCTTCTCTGTACGGAGCATACTCAAAGGACAAGACAAATAAACTATCAGTGAGTTTGGATAGCTGGATATATAATCCTGTTACCCACAAGTCTTCATTTTTAACAGTCTTGTCTATGGGACTATATGGCAAAAAAGAACACACAGTAGACTCGATAAAAGGAACATTTGACGAGAGAACGAAAAGAGTACTGGATTACGGATATGATGAGAAATGGAATGAGTTTACGTATTGGATAAACGTTCATAGTATCTATAAATATTTACTTAAATATTGGAATGCTCTCAAGTGGTATAATGCTAAAGAATGGAAACATAGGAATGTTCATAATCTCATGCGAGACTACATTAACTTTATGAAGCACACCGCTACTTCTCCTGCTGTTATAGGGTTGGATGGTTTTATATGGACAAATTTTATGAAGAAGTTAGAGAGAGAAGACCATATTTCTTTAGAAGACGGAGCATCTGTGTCTGCTTCTTATGAAGAATACCAAAGAAGATTATTTTTAAAAAGATCTTGACAGAATACGATAATCGTGCTATACTACTCTTATGACAAAAGAAGAAACGAGAATAAGTTATCACCCAACTATGAGAGAAGTAATGTCTATATTAAATTTCTCTGATAATACTGTTGAGAAAAACAGATTACTTCAAAGTGCAAGAAGTATTATATCTCAGAATGGTGGTTGTTCGAGGATAGATTGTAGTAATTGTATTTTTAATAATTGTCATGATAAAATTCCTGTGTGGTTTGTACAAGAATCTATTGAAGATTCTGTAGCAAGAAGTATGGTGGCGTGGGCTAAGGTGTGGGTGCATATCTACGAAAACGGTGGTAAAATGCAAAAGGAATTCGATTTTGTTTAATGTTGTAAACTTTCTTACTTCATATAACATTCCCCATGTGTTTAAAGGTAAAAACTTATCGAATGGATGGGTTGGAATAAACTGTCCTTTCTGTGGTGACTCTGGATTTCACGGTGGTTTTAATATAGCTGGTGGATACTTCTATTGCTGGAAGTGTGGGAATCATGCACTTTTTGAGATAATACAAACTCTTCTTCATGGGAGTTCTCACGATACACTTAGAATCATGCGTGATTTTGAGACTACATATACCATGAACATTAAAGAAAAAAAGGAAGGTGTTACATATGTTGAAATTCCTAAAGAACCTTTATCTAAACGAGAAAGAGAGTATCTTGAAAAGCGTGGATATGATTCAGACTATCTGGAAAAAACATTTCTCCTTTCGAGTGGTGGTATCGCAGGAACCTGGAAATTCAGAATTGTTATTCCTATCCTGCTGGATAACAACTGCGTATCCCTACAAGGACGTTCGATTGCGGGGCAAGACCCCCGTTATCTTTTCTTATCCGAAGATAAAAGTGTAATACCAGCAAAGCATACCCTCTACAATATTGATAACTGTACAGGGGATCAGATCATATTGGTAGAAGGAGTTTTTAGTGTGTTTCGTATGGGTAATGGTTTTGCCTCTACTATGGGTGCTAAGATGTCCAGCGAACAAATCGCACAACTTACCAAATATAAAAAGGTGATCTTCTTATTTGATACTGATGATGCTGGTATCCGTAATGCTAATAAATATGCTACGGTCATAGCAAGTTTAGGAATAGAAGTAGAAGTTATTCAACTAAAGGAAGCGAATGCACCAGACGATCTGTCTGATGAAGAGGCTTCAAAACTACGGAGGATATTAGTATGATGGAAGTGTCTATTATTGGTGGAGAAAAGAATGCTGTAGAACTTATTACATCAGCTAATGGTGTTACCTGTGGAAAAGAACTTCCTCCACCAAAAGACATCTATAAATGGGCGAAACAAACATTTTTATCAGAACATTCAACGTGTGAATTCATAGACTTTCTTATCTATTCTGATGTGAGAGCAGATGTATGTAATCAGATCGTTCGTCACACAGCATATCATCCACGCCATGAGGTGCAATCACAACGACCTGATTGGACAGGAGAAGAACGTCCTCGTGACCCTGCCCTGGAACGTAAGTATATGGGAAAGTGGAATCCCAAAGCATTAGTTATGCTTGGTCGTCAAAGACTTTGCAATTTGGCTATGAAAGAGACGAAAGAGTATGTGTCTTTAGTAAAGAAGACCCTACAAGAGTCTGATGTGCCTATAATGCAAGCTATGGGGGAAGTCATGGTTCCTGAATGTATATACAGGGCTGGTTGCCCTTATGGGAAGCGTGGATGTGAATTTTACCATAAGCATAGACATATTTTTACTTATGGTGATGGTGTTCCTGTATCTATGGAGCGAAGATATGAATTATATAATTTTTATTATTTTCGTTAAATTGTTCTTGACAAAACAATAAAATCATGCTATAATACTCTTATGAAATACAAAAGAAAGACAATATTACATTTGTGTGCCGACATAGGAAGTGACAGTCGGCCATATTCTCTGCATCCTGATTATGAAGTAATCAAGATTGGAAAAGATATTGGTGTAGAAAACTACATTCCTCCGAGAGATGTATATGGGATTATAGCTAATCCTGTGTGTACCGACTTCTCTACTGCTCCTGGTTTTCATAAGGAGAGAGACGTAAATGCAGGATTGTCCTTGGTTTTTCATTGTATTCGTCTTATTAAAGTCATAAATCCTACGTGGTGGATGATAGAAAATCCTGCTAATGGTAGATTAAAGGAGCATATAGGAAAACCTAAGCACACATATCAGCCCTGGCAATATGGAAGCCCGTGGACAAAGAAGACCGCTTTATGGGGTAATTTTATTATGCCAAAACCTATTTATACAAAATGGGAAGCTTGCCCCAAAAATGATATGTTGTATCAAAGACCTGGACGGAGTAAACCAGCACTTGCTTTTATGCATAAGTCTGCTATCGAATATATTCCTGAGTTTGAATTTGCAAAAGAGTACATACATACAGACGCAGATTTTAGGTCACTTTGTAGTCAGGGATTTGCACAGGCTTTCTTTGAGGCAAATAGATAAAAGAATTCGATTTTTGTTGACAGATTGGTAAAGTCGTGGTAGTATTAACGTAGCAGTTAGTACTAAAGTCAGATTCAGCAAAATGGAGGGTAGCATTATGAAGATGTGAATTGTTTTTAAGCTTATGTGCCTGGTGCACAAAAAGTAAAGAGTTAGTTCTTCGGGACTTTCTCGGTTATAATGCATACTTGACAGAATCATTAACATCCTT